CGGCGGCGCGTGGTGTTGTAGTCGCTCATAGTCCGCACGCATTTATAAAAGTGTTGCGGTCGAAGCGCGGGTTATCCTGAGCCAGTCTAACGGCTAGGCTGTTGGCTAGTAAGGTCAAGCGGCTATAGCGTGCGCGGTGCTGTGCCTCAGGCTCAAACCCTGCGGCCTCTAGGCGGTCGAAGTGGTCATGATCGCAGTCGGCGTATCGTTTAAATTCGGCGGCGATAATTTCATAGTCTTTGCGTGTCATAGTGTCACCTGTGGCTGCTGTACTGTGATGGTGTATCCAAGGGCGCGGATTGTTTTGATATCAGCGTGGCTTAGGGTTCGCTTGCCTGTGAGGGCGGTTAATCGTGCGGCGGTTTCGCATACTGGGTAAATATGTTCTGTGCCGTAATTGCGTTTTACTTGTAGGGTGATTTGCATTTGATTGTGTCCAGTAAGTAGACCGGAACAAGTCCGGCCTGTAGGGTTAGTCCATGCGGCTATCGGTGTAGGCGGTGATTCCGTGGGCGTTTAATACCTGAGCGAAGGCGTGCGCGTAGGCTTCTTTGCGGGTAAGCGATTGGTTGAAGTCTTGCACGCTAAGGGCATAACCTCCGCCGTAATTCTTGCGGCCTAATCCCATTTTTTTGAGAGCGTTGGCGAATTTGATATTTTTAATAACGATACTGGCAAATCCGCATACGCCATCGCTCACGAAATACTGTTTGGTTATTTCGCTGTTAGCATCGAGCGGGTTTGCGTGGGCGTTCACAATCATTGGGGTTACTTGTGCGGCCTGTGCTGCTAGTAGTCCGGCGGCGCGTGCTTGGTTGTAGAGGTCTTGTGCGTTCATGGTTGTTACTCCTGAAATGTTGATGGGTTGCTAAAAGTCATGCGCGGGTCGTACTCTGAATCATTGTTCATAAAGTCTAGAAGGTCGGCGTAGGTGCTGAACCAGTAATGATGATGGCTTACCCTTGCACAGAAAAACTTGTCGTGCATCTCAGGGGTCGAGCGGTCGGTGTAGACCATCTTCATTAGGCCATGCGGGGTGCGTATGCTCATGGTGCTTACTCCTTAGGCTGTGATGTTGCGGTTACGAAACCAGTTAATAACGGCGGTGGTGTTTTCTCCGCCAGACGATAAAAGCAATTCAATGCTGCCAACAAAAATACGGTTCCAGTCAGTCACGGGCGCGGCCTTCTCGTTGTAAATAGTTTGCGCGGCATTGTCTGCGGCGTTGTCGAGAATGCTCATAACCCTGCGCTGCGTGGCCTCACCTTTAAGGCGCATGGCTTGCTTGCACAAGTGGTTATATAAGGCCATTTGATCGCGGCTCGTGTCGATGATCTTAAAAACTCGTTTTACTGTTTGCATGGTGATTACTCCTAGAGTTGAGGGATTAAGCGAAGTCAAACCAAGCGGTAAGCGCGTTGGCGGGGAATACGTTGGTCTTGAAGCGTTCGGCTAATTCGAGCGCGTGTAAATCATCTGTAGTGTCGAAGTCAACGCATTTGCTATGCGTGGCCTCTTCTGTAGTCCAGTTGTACTTAATAGTGATCATCGCGCTTACTCCTTGTGGTTAACATGACTCGGGTACTAGAAACAATTGTATGTTTGTCAAGCCCCAAAAAACCATCTACAGGGGTTTTTATTTTTAGAACAAGGGGTTAAGCAAAATGGAAGTCAAGGAATACTTTAAGCCTGGTCATTGTTTCACGTGAAACACGTAAAAAAACAAGCGTGTTTTCACCCTATGCCTAGGTATTCAGAAGGGGTAAAACGGCTCTAAGGTGGCTTAGAATCGGTTTAATCGCGCTGTATGCTTGCACAGTATGCCGAATTCGTTATATAGTCCCGCTGTGTACCGTGTCGGTCTGATAGTGCGGCGCGGATTGTTTCACGTGAAACATTGCGGCGATATTCAATCAACAAAAGTTAAAAGCGCGTTATCCATCATGGCAAAGTTAACTAGAGATCAAATCGCACAAGGGTTAGAAAGCGTACCTATGGCTCAAGTATTACAAGGCGCACAAGGCACAATACCTAAGCTCTCAGCGAAACAAGTAGAGTTTGCCAAACAAGTAGCACTCGGCGCAGCAAGCCAGAGCGAGGCGTATCGGAGTGTATACAGTAAGGGCAATAGCACTCGCACGGTAAATAAGAATGCAAGCGTGCTCGCCAACGATACCCGTGTGCAAACCGCTATCGAGGCATTTAAGACGGCTCAGGCATATGCGGAATACCAGACACCTACTCAACTAAGGGCGCTAGTCGTCTCTCAGCTAACCAAACACGTACTCGATGACGACTTTCCCCCGGCTCAGCGCGTGGCATGCCTGAAATTGCTCGGCTCTGTGGCGGAGATAGGCTTATTCGTTGATCGTAAGGAAACCTTAGTGGTGCATCAATCATCTGACATACGCGCCAAACTCATAGAGCAATTGCGTACGATTACTGGACAGGTCACGGAAGTCGCAGATGATGCGGACTCGTTGCTGCAAGAGTTGAAATCGCCAGACGCCGACCCCACCGCCCCCGTACCCCCGCCTTTGGGCGTGGCGCGTTCGGGTGTGCCTATACATACTATTCCACTCGAATTCCCAGAAGAAAATTCCATTCCACTCGTAGCATCTAATAAAAATTCCATTCCAAACAGTGGCGAATTGCATGAAAGTGGCGAATTGCAACCGCCCCCCGAATCAGACGAAAATGTAAGTCCTTGATATATATATATAAAATAATTCCTGATATAAATGGTTTATATCAGACAAAGTTCAAAGTGGGAAAAAGTGTCAAAAATTACGGGGTCTAGTGTCAAAGCGAAGATTTAGGAACCCCCCCTTATGTTTTTATATGCAAAAGTAAAAAATAATTTTTGCAAAAATTTATAGGTCACTATAGAGGTTAGCTATGACGTCAAGACAACATGAGATATATATGGTCATTGAGGAATGGTGGAAGAAGTTTGGGTTTGGTCCTTCTATAGATGACATAATGAGTATTACGGGTGATAAGAGTAGAGCTAACGTACATCGTATAATTCTGCGGTTATGCGAAGAAGGTGCTTGTAAGAGAACGCCTAATAGAAATAGAAGCGTGCGTCCTGCTTGGATGAAGTTTAGGAATCTATGAATATAGAAGAAATAACAAAAGCCATAGAAGGTTTACCTGCGGGTGAGCAAGAAGGGTTTATGTCTATGTTGTCTCAGTATGAGAACTCTTTAAAGAGAGAACGCGCTCAAAAGAATTTTATGGTGTATGTCAAAGAGATGTGGCCGGGGTTTGTAAATGGTCGTCACCATAAGGTTATGGCAAAGAAGTTTGAAGACATTGCCGAAGGGAAATTAAAGCGACTTATCATCTGCATGCCGCCGCGCCACACAAAGTCTGAGTTTGCCTCTTATCTTCTACCCTCTTGGTTTCTTGGCAAGTTTCCAGATAAGAAAGTCATTCAATCTTCCAATACGGCAGATTTGGCAGTTGGCTTTGGCAGGAAAGTTCGTAACTTAGTTGATAGCGAGCAATACTCAAAAGTATTTCCTAATGTGGGTTTGAGGTCTGACTCTAAAGCTGCTGGTCGCTGGAGTACAAATCATAATGGCGAATACTTTGCTATTGGGGTAGGCGGTACGGTTACGGGTAAGGGCGCTGATCTTCTTATTATTGACGACCCGCATTCAGAACAAGAAGCTAAGTTAGCGCAAAGTAATTCTGAAGTCTTTGACCAAGTGTATGAATGGTACACATCGGGTCCTCGCCAGCGTTTACAGCCGGGCGGGGCGATTGTGATTGTGCAAACCCGCTGGTCAAAGAAAGACTTAGTTGGCAGAATTTTGCAAAGCTCGATAGAACGAGACGGAGAAACATGGGAGTTAATTGAGTTCCCTGCGATACTTCCTTCTGGCAATCCCTTATGGCCTGAGTTTTGGAGCTATGACGAATTAGCAGCGTTAAGAGACGAACTTCCTGCGGCAAAGTGGAATGCACAGTATCAGCAAAGCCCAACCTCTGAGGAAGGCGCACTTATTAAAAGAGAATGGTGGAAAGAGTGGGAAAAAGAAGACCCGCCATCTTGCCAGTATTTATTACAGAGTTGGGATACGGCGTTCTCAAAATCCGAAAGAGCTGACTATTCGGCCTGTACGACTTGGGGCGTGTTTTACCCCAATGAGAACCCTGAAGACCCAAACATCATTCTATTAGACGCATTTAAGAAACGCATGGAGTTTCCAGAACTCAAGGAAATTGCACTAAGATATTACAAAGAATGGGAACCTGATTCGTTTATTGTTGAAGCCAAAGCCTCTGGCGCACCGTTAATATATGAGTTGCGTGCTATGGGAATCCCTGTGCAAGAGTTTACGCCAACTAGGGGTAATGATAAGATTGTGCGCGTAAACGCTATTTCAGACTTATTTGCATCCGGCAAAGTATGGGCGCCACCTAAAAGATGGGCAGAAGAAGTGATAGAAGAACTAGCAGCCTTCCCAAATTCAGATCACGATGACTTTGTTGACAGCACGTCCCAAGCCTTACTTCGTTTTCGCAAAGGCGGTTTCATTCGCCTGCAAACGGATGAGATAGATGAACCAAGATCATTTAGGCGCAAAGGCGCTTATTACTAAGGATTGACAATGGAAAAGAGCTTATACGCCGCCCCGATGGGAATGGACGATCAAGAAGAAGCCCTTGAGATTGAGATCGTTGATCCCAAGATGGTCACGCTATCGGATGGCAGCGTAGAAATTACCTTGATCCCTGATGCCGAAGAAGTCGATGGTGAGTTTTCTGCCAACCTTGCGGAGACGATTGATGACGGTGAGTTGCAATCTCTTGCATCAGAACTGCTTGAGTTAGTTGATGGCGACGTGAACAGCCGCAAGGACTGGGCAGATACTTACGTCAAAGGGCTAGACGTTCTTGGCTTTAAATACGAAGAGCGCACCGAACCTTGGCAAGATGCCTGCGGGGTGTACTCAACAGTCCTTGCAGAAGCGGCAATCCGTTTCCAAGCAGAAGCGATGTCTGAGACCTTCCCTGCGGCGGGACCCGTCCGTACACAAATTATTGGCAAGATTACACGCGAGAAAGAAGACGCTGCTAAACGTGTCGAAGCCGACATGAACCATGAACTCACAGACGTGATGGTCGAGTACCGCCCTGAGCATGAGCGTGCGTTGTACTCGCTAGGTCTAGCGGGTTCTGCGTTTAAGAAGGTGTACTTTGACCCAAGCCTAAATAGACAGGTTTCAATCTACATCCCTGCCGAAGATGTAATCGTGCCTTATGGCGCATCGCATATTGAATCGGCAGAGCGCGTGACCCACATCATGCGTAAGACCAAGAACGAGGTTAAGAAACTCCAAGCTAGTGGCTTTTACTGTGACGTAGACTTAGGCGACCCAGAGACATTTCACACCGACATTGAAAAGCGCAAAGCCGAAGAGGGCGGTTACACCCTAAGTGATGACGAACGTTATTCGTTGTGCGAAATTCACATTGACTACTGCATCCCCGGCATTGATGATGAAGATGATCTTGCCAAGCCATACGTTATTACGATTGAAAAGAGTACCTCAACGGTTCTTGCTATTCGCAGGAACTGGAACCCCGAAGATGAGCTAAAGCTCAAACGTCAACACTTCGTGCATTACGTATACGTCCCCGGCTTTGGCTTTTACGGCATGGGGTTGATTCATATCATCGGAGGATATGCTCGTGCGGGTACTTCTATTATTCGTCAGCTTGTTGATGCTGGCACTCTTAGTAATCTTCCCGGTGGTCTTAAGTCTCGCGGTCTGCGGGTAAAAGGTGACGACACCCCCATTGCTCCGGGCGAGTTCCGTGATGTAGACGTACCAAGCGGTGCGATCAAAGACAACATCATGATGATGCCTTACAAGGAGCCAAGTCAAACGCTTCTGACCCTCTTGCAAAAGATTACCGATGAGGGTCGCAGACTCGGTGCAATTAGCGATATGAACATCTCTGACATGAGTGCCAACGCACCTGTCGGGACAACGTTGGCTTTGCTTGAGCGCACACTCAAACCTATGGCAGCAGTGCAGTCGCGTGTCCACTACGCCATGAAGCAAGAGTTCAAGTTACTCAAAGCAATCATGGCAGACTACGCCCCAGATGAGTATGAGTACCAGCCAGACCAAGGCGAGCCAAAAGCCAAGAAATCTGACTACGCATTGGTTGAAGTCATCCCAGTAAGCGACCCCAACAGCAGCACAATGGCGCAACGGGTAGTTCAGTACCAAGCTGTACTGCAAATGGCGCAGCAAGCCCCGCAGATTTACGACTTGCCACAACTTCACCGCCAGATGATTGAGGTGTTGGGCATAAAGAACGCCGATAAGTTGGTTCCAACCACGGACGATCAGAAGCCAAAAGACCCCGTGTCAGAGAACATGGCAATTCTTATCGGCAAACCAGTCAAAGCGTTCATCTACCAAGACCAAGACGCGCACATTGCAGCACATACGTCCTTCATGCAAGACCCGATGATCGCCGCAGGCATGGGGCAGAACCCTATGGCACAGCAAATGATGGCAAGTTTGCAGGCTCACATTG